AGCTTCAAGAAAAACTGTCTCAAACCAGTACCAGCCATGTCAGCCTGAAGACCGGCATCAGAGAGAACCCCGATGGCTGCTGAAGTTTCCCTCACACTCAATCCCAGTGCATGAGACACAGGTGCTGCAAACTTCATTGCCTGACCTAATTGATCAACATTGGTGTTGGCATTATTGGCTGTAAAAGCCATCACATCGACATAATCTGAAGTTTGGGAGGCAGAAGCCCCAAACGTAATCATCACGTTGGAAACAATGTCTGCAGCCCGCCCCAGACCCAGTGCCCCGGCTTGAGCAAGAGTCAGGGTGGATGATGTTGATTTAAGGATTTGTTGGGTATTAAAACCTGCCCGTCCCAAAAAACTCATACCTTCAGCAGCATTAGTAGCTGTGAACCGAGTGGTGGCCCCTAATCGCCGCGCTTCCTCCCGTAGTGATTGAAAAACACTTCCGGTTGAATTAGTTATGGCTTTAACAGTGGACATTTCTTGCCCAAAGTTACGCAACACATTGATGCTTTGAAATACGGCTTGCCCAAGGGAAATAGCAGATAGGGCTGATCTAAGAGACAATACGTGAGTACGAGCCTGAGATGCAGCCCGACCAATGTTGGTTACGTCTTTACGTACCTTACCAGCCCCGGTCTGCCTAACTCTTACATTGATTTCGCGTGTGGCCATCAGACTATATGTGCTCCATCAATCGCATCAATCGCTTCATGAAGAGCGATTTCCACAAACCCCGCTGGTGCTTGGGCTGATGACCCTTCGTTCAATTTCCCTATATAAGCAAGATTGTTGGTAATGTAGATAGCGTTAGTGTGGGAACCGTATTGATCTATAACAGCTTTGGATTCAACCAAAACCTGTTCAAAATCAGTACGTTCATGAGAGGTTTTTGTACGAGTGTTGAGGGTGACTGTCCAGTTAGCTCTAGCACGTCCTGTATCTACGGGGGTGGCCATAACAACTGTCTGGTCAATTCCAGTAGCGATTTGTTTCATCAAGGTATTGACGTTGGTTTCTATTTCGTCAACTAAGACATTAATCTCCCTGCTGAAGTCTTCTAAGTCCATTGTCCACACCCCTGATGACCTTCACAAAATAGTCAAATTCAAATCCCTCAATGCAGTGTCTTAGAGCATATTCGTTGATGGCTGTCCATGGAATCATTCCCACTTCCATCCCCACAGGTCTGCAAGTTTCCAATTCATAATAAGCCACCAAATAGATTTCAAGAAACTCTGCCAATTGAGGGGCGTTAGTTATCCCATCAGGAATAGGTTGGCCCCTCTTTATGGCTGCTGATACTATTGTTTCTTCAAATTCAAACTTTTCCCGGTGATACTCGATCACCTCAATCAGTTTTTTACGTCATCCCCCACCGTTTGGAATGATTCCCTGGCTGAAGCATATTGCATAACTTCAACGAGAATATCAATGGCAGTCAAAAACTTCACCACGTTTTCTTCATTAAAACTCAGAGGTGATGTCTCATCATCTGGGTCAGGCATTTGACCCTCACCGAATTTATTCGATCCCCACCCAATCACCACAGCTTCAGCAACGGCTTCAGCCATGATCTTTTGTTCCACCTCGTAAGGGATGGTCCCGCTTTGAATAGCTGATTGGTAGGGACGTGTACGCCGGGTCAAAGATTGTTTGTAACGGTTATTTGAACCCCCTGCCCTAAGAACAGTCAACCAAAACTCACCAAAGTTCAGTTTGACCCCCTCTTTTTCCGCATCATGGTCCACTCTATATTGATCAAAGATACCCATTTTGATTCTCCTGTTAAATTAACTTGATGCTGATGTTGGTAAGTGAAAAAACCTCTGAATCAACAGTGTGTACCCTAGAGTGGTGTGCTCTGAAGCATCCCCTGATAAAGGCAACATCACTGGTTGATCCTTTTCAATTTTTGGTTTGCCGTTACCCAAAGAAACGAGGGGAATATCAAACAACCATCCCCCGTTCTTCTTCACAATAGCAAAATCCAACGAGACATCATCATTGTCTCGAATAGCATGGACTGCACCAAATGTTGCGAAATAGGCTTCAATAGTTCCGCTCACTGCAAAATCACCCAGGGCCACATCAAAATTACCCAAGGTGGAAATCGCCTTCAGGGGCGTCAACCCGTTGTCAATGGTCAGTGTGTAATCTGATATATAAGAGGCCATAGTGCTTTGGGTCTCTTCATCCTGAAGGCGAATACGGGAAAAGTCATTAGAGGCATTGAACATATCCTCTTGAACCGGATCAGGTCTGGTACCTGATTTTTCAGCTACCTGGTCTGAGTGGTTACGACCAACAAAATCCATGTTGATCGTCAATTTTTCCGATTTGGTGACTTTTAATTCAAGTTTGTTGGGGATACAACCATCAGTGTATTCAAACCCAGCGTCACCAAAAGGACGCTCAAACTGGTAAGAATGACACTTCTGTAAAAGTCGGTCTTTCTCGTTCTTGATCACACTTCCAACAAAAATCTCAATGGATTTACCCGCCCCGGTATCATCAACCATGACGTTAGGTTGACGATCAAGAACAATGGAATTAGCAACCACCGACTTTACACGAGCAAAACCGTTATTGACCTCACTGGTAAATTTATTCGGTGTTTGGTCCCCTCCAAGGAAAACCCACTCACCTGGGATGATTCCCAAAGTGGTGAAATCAAACGAAGTGGATTCAATAGTTGCAATCCCTGATGCCACGCTGATTTCAATATCCCCCGCTTCAGCGCGTACTCCCACTTTTTGTATTTGGGCCCCGGTTGGTGGGGAAGTTTCCACCGCCAATCCAGGAACCGAAACGGACCCTGCTGCTACAGCAGAAACGAGCTTAACCCCGTTGTTGGCGTCGTTGAAAAATCCCGATGCTTTAATTAAATCACCCACCTCAAACCCTGTCACGTTGGTGGAATAGGATTCAATGGAGACAGTAGTTGGTTCAGCTTTTATTTTTTCATACCAATTGGAGTACATGAAACCCTCTATGAGGGGGTAAAGGGAAGTCTCAACAAAGTCCGTTTCAAACCCGGCACTGATATCCTTATCAACGATACCCCCTTTGCGGCGTTGTCGTCCCGCATTGATTGGGGTACGAGAAATTGATTTATACTCTGCCCCAAAGTCACCATAGGAATTGGGGTCAAGCGGCATCCATTCAGGAGTGTCAGGTAACACTCCTGGTGAAGTTTCCCGTGCTACACGAAGTCCAACGATATTACTGTCAATTGAGGTTCCTGAACAACCCATTTTATTCTACTCCACAATATTCAAATTGAATTGTCACATTGGTCTGATACCATGAACCGTCAGTTCCAATTTCTCTTGCTTCTGTTTTGGTGAAAGTTACATTATCAGTACTTTTACCCCTGGTGGCCCCAACCAATACGTTGACCATAAAATCATTGACCTGAACACCACTCTTTTTCGGACCAAATAGCTGCACTATTACATAGCCTTTTTGAATGTATTTTCTTTTACCGTTTTGCGAGCCTAGTGTATATTGATTATTAGTTGTATGTCTGAGTGTTAATCTCGCCCAAGGGACAAGCTTTGATACCTCATCAACTTTGTTTGGTTTCGATACTTCTGTGGTGGTTTCAAACAGCATTTCACAAGCCAGGGTGGTTGGGTCGTTTCTCCAAGCATGGTGTATATGGTGTAAAATTTCCTTACGCATGTCTCCATTCATAAAGTCAACCCCAATATGTACATAATTCTAACAGTCCCCGGCTCTAATACTTTGACCCCCTTAATTGCCCACCTTGTATCCCCGTCCTGTACTCCTGAAAATTCCTCAAGCTTATTATCCCCTACTGATAAAGCAGAAACAAGGCACATTTTTTGACCGTCTGGTAAATCTGTTAAATTATATTGTTCCCCCAAAGTACGACTATCTGCGAACACCCCTTTTACGGTGATTTTGGTAGCATACTCATCTGACTCTGACTCATCATCCCCCGCCCAGGGTTCCCATTCTTTTCTTCTATCAGCAGGTTTAATTACAGTAATTTCCCGACCATTTTTGTTGATTTGGGTGTGAGCTGTGGTGGCTGCTCTTACATAATCAACCATTACCGATACACCCCAATTGTTTCCTGTATGTAGGGGGTTAGTAACATATCTGCTTGAGGGTAAGACTTGAAGGGAGAACTGTTGATACCGTTTCGCCCATATTCAATTTCTTCTTCAATGGGACCTACTTTTTCCCGGCGTTTTATGATAGCCCCCTCCCCCATATCAGGATCAGGCACCAGTGGTGATTCAACTTCCCGTAAAGCATATTCAGCAATAGCATTTTTAAATGCTACCGGCAAGCCTAATTCTGTGCGAGGAAAGGCTAATGCTTGGGTGGTGGTTAAGGGGTCCCCTATGAACTGATCTCTCCACCTCCTGTCCACGTAATCAGTTGCTTTAACCAAAGCAGCCACCTTGAGGGCCTCATCTGTTAGGTTTACCCAAACAGAATTAGCCCTCAAGGTGTGGTAAATGTCAGCAAATTCAATACTGATATATGATTGGGCCCCGGTCAACCCGGTGCCGTCTTCAACTATCATGTGCCTTCATCAGCGGGGTTGCCCCCAACCACCTTTGCTTTATTCCCCACCAGTTGACGTACACGGGCTGCTTCATCGAAGCTTTCCTGACGTTGTTTCTGTTGTGACGCTTGAAAAGCCTGAACCATATTTGCCTGGGTGGCTGGGGGAAACAATTCAGCCCTTCGGGCTTCTGATTTGGCCAACCGTCTTCTCAGATTCAGTCTTTGTTTTTCAAGTTTATCAACCTGGCGGTCAACTTCCTCAATTTCCCCCACCAACTGAAGGTACTCTTTATCGAAGTCATCTTCATCAACAGGACCTTCCTTGTCCGGTTGTTCCGGGGGTGGTGCGGCCACAGCCAACTCCCGATTAAAATCAGGGGCGGCGTCATTGATTTGTTTACGGGAAACAGGTTCCCCGTAAATTTTTTCAACAGCCTCAATCCTGGGCATACCGTCAGATGTCCATTGTTCATCGTTGGCAGGATCAAGCTTTTTAAGAGCTTCAAATACAGGGTTTGTCATCAGTACTCTCTAGTGATCAATCGGGCCATCTTGATCTGTTTACGTTCTGGAAATACTCGTTTCCAAGAAGTTCCAGCGGCCAAGTTTGCATTACTGGGACCACCCACTACGTCTGTGGGTCCAATATAGGCATACCCAGAAGGGTGAAAAGACCAAACAACACGACTGTGGAGCATAGTTTGACCACCACCGTTACCGGCATTAGGGTCCCAGTCGGTTTCACTAGGTTTAGCGTCCGGGGTGATACCCCAACGCATGCAAGCATTACCAAACACATAAGTGTGGAAAACACCAGCTGGTGTTTGAAGAGGACCTGCCCCTGCTGGATTAGGTAGTGAATCGTCAATCACCACCACAGAATTTTGGTAAATAGAGATTGTCTGTTTACCTTCTGTGTCTACCACCACGTCTTTAATAAGGTTGTTTTTCCGCATTCGGGCTTCAACGATAGAGTGGACAAAGATAGTGCCCAACATATCTTTACTGTCACCCATGGTAACTGTGGTGTCGATATAAGCAGAACTGGAAAAATCAGTGACCCCCGCACTGTAGGCACCACCAGACACATCAACGGTCATATCCTTCTGGATATGAGTACCATCCAAATCTGGAGCCAGGTCATTGTCCTTGAACACCCCGACAATACAAGCCATGGCAGCAAATTGCGAACGGCGTTTCCAATAGGAAGCAACCAAATCCCCAACATTTTCAAGGGGGTTTTTCCCCGCCAGAGCACCAGCTAGCTTCATTTCAGCCCAGGACTGGTGACGCTGAAGGCGCACCGAAATTTCTGTGGCAGAAGTCCGCTTTTTGTGTTCTGGTGTTTGGTCAGGATCATCTGACTGGATGTTCTCTTCATCGTTAGATAAATCGTTGAAGCTGGGGGCATTGAACGTCAAGCCGCCTCCCTCCAACTTATCATCCATGGCAGCATCTCTGACGATCATACCGGAATCAATCAGGCGATGTTTTTCGGTCGTTTTATTGCTGACATAGGGATCATAAATCTCAGGTACAACAACATCAGCCACTTGTGTAGTGGGCATCTCACATTTCTCCAAATCTTAAGAGTGAGATGCCACACACATCCCGGTTACGAATAAAGGGCCACACACCCTGGTTGATTTAAGCCGGGGGGGCTGTAGCACCCACTTCTGACCCGGCGGCTTTTGCCATCTGATCCGCTTTTGTTTTACCGTGGGCTGTAATAACCCCGGCTTGAGCAGTCATATTCCAATTCTCTTTTGACCAAGGGTTGTCAGGATAGGAATTTCCATCTGAGCCTTGCGATCCCCCGCCTTCAGACATAGGCCACCAATGAGGTCTTTCCTGTTTCATGGTTTGTTCTAACCAGTCGCCAGCAGTCATTGATCCATCCTTGGTCAACACTTCTCGGTCTTCTGTGAATTCAAAGACCTTGTCACCAGCAGCCAGAATATCTTCAATGGCGGTAGTCTGAACCTTAGCTTCAAGAGCAGCAGCCCGAACAACATCATGAATTTGTGTGGAAGTAATTTCACCACGTAATTCACCAGTGGTAACTCGTTCTGTGTCTAATTCTTCTTTCAACTTATCCCGCTCACGTTCGATAGGAGCAAGGCGGCGTTTGATCTTCTGTTCAACCAGTTCATCAACGTCTTTATCGTCTTTATCCCCATTGGACAAACGAAGCTCTTCAAGCTCTTCAAGTTCATCGTGAACCTTGTCTGGGTCAATACCGTCAAACTGTTTCAGTTTCTGCTTGGTTTCTTTATGCTCATCCCGTTCACGCTTATTTCCTTCGCGAAGGCGATCAATGTCTGCTTGGGTCTTCATACCCTCCACACCACTGAAGTTCCACACACCATCTTTTTCAGTGTACAGTTCTACATACCCGTTTGGAATGTCGTCACGGTCATCATATTTCAGTTTTAACTTCATGATTTCTCTTTACCTCATTTTCATCGGTTTATCAAGTCCTATTTACAATGGCATAGAGTTGTTTGATAGTAAGTTCTTTACCATTGTGATCAACAAACTGTTCCATTCGTATTTTCCCTGATCTAAATAGGGTCATACGCTCTTTCCCCAATACATCCTGTTGGAACCATTTGGGTTGTTTTCTCATCCACTCCTCATACGTCATCTTAGCCGGAACCCGACCAATCATTTCACGTTTTCTTTTGGAAGCAAACTGATCAAACTTACCTTTATGACCATACCCTATTTCCTGGTCAGCAGGGAAACCGTTTTTCTGATTATATTCTTTTACCAGTTGTCTCTTGGTTGAAGCATTAAAAGGTCTATGACCCAGGACCCTATCGTTCATTAAAGCAATTCTGATTGATCTACAACTCCAATGAAGGGGAGGTTTGGGTCCCTGCCCCGTTTTATATAAATTCCCATCCAACCCAGCGCATAACAGGGTGGTACGTCTATCCAGGGTGGCGGTATACCGTTCATTGCTGATGACTTCCTGATTCTCCAGAAATATGTCTTCACGTATTCGGTTAGCAAATGTTTGTAGTCCGGTTCGAGCTATTGTATCAGCATGACGTGCTGTAATTATCGTTTGGCCGTTGGTGCCCTTCAACTGGGCTGTCCCCACTATTCGTTCTGAGGCCTCACGAGCTGTCTGACCTTCCATCATGGCTATTCGTAACTGGGAGGTAATGCGAATGATATCATCGGACACCAATTTGTTTGCCCACACAGACATAACCTGACCCTGAAGGGGGGTGGTGGTAACTATTGAGGATATAGCTTGGGGTGTTGGTAACAGAGTTTCAAATATTACAGGCAGGGATTTCTCGATAGACCGGGCTGTATGTTGGGCTTCAAGATCAACCAACTTTTGAGCCTCATCTTCAATGAGGTGGAAAACTCCCTCCAACGTGGATTTCCGAATTTTGCTGATGGCCTGTTCCATCGCATGGTATCGAGTGGTGGAAATGTTACTCCCCAAAACAAACTGATCTGCGATGATTTGTCGCAGATCAGTTTCCGTGTCCTGAAGGAGCGTCAGAACACGATTTTGTACATGTTTCTCGTATCTCCTAAGATAGATTTGATGACGCAACATCAAATCTATTAGGATTTCATTTGAGGTAGGCATTATCAGCCTTTTTCTGCAGCAATCTGTTCTTTGTCCACAAACACACGAATGTTGCCCTTGGTATCTTCTTTGACCCCGTAACCGTGGTCATAATGAAGAAACTGGATAAGGGCACGGGCTTCTGATTTATAGTGATCCTCTTCCCACAAGGTTTTACCCTTTTCTGTATGGACTTCTTTATGAAGAGCCACCACATCATCCAAAGGTTTCCCCGGACGCTTGGTCAACATCGCAACCACCCGGCCACGAAACGATACTTCACGTGGTGCTTTATAGCGATCCAGAGCAAACGGGTAATTGAAGGGCACCACCTTACGACCCTTACGACCCTTGGGGGGTGAATCCGGTAACACTTCGCGCAATCTTTCGATCCCTTTTGTTCTGGTGGCAAATTTCTTAATCTTTTTACCAGTTACCTCGTTATAGGTATCCAGAATGGTTTTGGTTGAAATACTGGTGAAGTCTGAATCTTTATACAGTTCCATTTTAGTCTATCCTTGTTTCTAACAATCGTCAATCACAGCTTCTTTATAGTACCAGGTTCAGTGTAAGTAAAGAAAAAATTCTGATTATGGTAAATTATTTTTCCGTTAATCATTCTTTAACCCTTTGTCAGTAATATGGTAATCATTGAAACTTAATAGGAGAGAGAGAAAATGAAACTCACACTTAAAGAGAAAAAGAACCTGATTTCAATCGGTGAAGGCCATAATGTTGACTGCCTTCCCTCTTTGAAAAAGAAAAATCTGGTGTTCCCTGACGGAACAGGTCTGACCTGTACTGGGCTTGAAGAAGCCAACCGGATTAAGGAAATGCTGGATAAAAAAGCTGACGATGTTGAAAAGAAAGTGAGGCGACATGATTAAATTTCTTGGAATAATCCTCTTCACTGTAGGACTGATTTGCGCTCTTAACGATACCTGGATGAATATCGAGTATCAATATGGGCTGGAAAACGAAATCAACAGTTTGGTGGTTGGTGTAATTGTGATGGCGATCATTGCCAACATTGCCTTACCAGCTATTGAATGGGGAAACCAGGCTGGGAAACGGTCTCACATCCTCCCTCTGTTGATTGTATGGATGATGGCCGGAACATTTTCGTTTCTGGCTTCTGTGGAAAGATCAGGAAGTTCAGCTGATGCGAAAATCACCACCATCCAAAACGAGAATAAAGGACTATCCAATGCCCAATCAAAACTCAAACGGGCTGAGGCGAAACTATCTAAGTACAGAGCAGTTGCTGCCAAGGAATACGTCAAGGTTTGTGATCGTAACGGAAAAGAGAACCGGACCCAGTGCCCAAAGTACTGGACAGCCAAGGATGAGATGGGAGCTGCCCAAACAGATAAGGACGTGGCTGAGGAAAAAATTGAAAATGCCTCCGCACCGATTGAAGTACACAGTGGTGGCAGAAGGCTGGCTGCGATCCTTCCTGTGGACGAAACAGCATTGTCACTTTATCACCCCCTGCTGATGCCTCTAACCTTACCCATGGGGGGTTATGCCTTCCTGTGGTTAGCGTCCATGATGCTCAAGGTTGAATCCACTCCCCTAGAAGTGGTGACGGTGATGGACAAAAAGCAAGCCCTGGAATGGTACCGGGTTGAAACAGCCAAGGGCAATCGCCCTATGAATAAAGAACTGGCTCAAAAAGCCCAAGTCACACCGGGGACCGCAAGCAAGTGGCTCAAAGCTGACCGCCTACAACATGCCTATTAGGAGAGAAACGATGACGAACAATATTGAATACTACAAAGCTGAAGCTGACCTGGTAGAGTGGGTGAAAGCCAATCCTGAAAAAGCTGCTGAAGTGACCGCTCATTTCCTTACCGTAATGTGGGATGCCAACATTGTACGTCTTTACCACAAACTTGCTCAGGACATTGCTCAATGTCCTGTCACAGAGCTAAACCGGGGGTGACTCTCTCCCACTTCCTGGTTACAGGAGCACCCCCAGCACAATTCGGTGTTGGGGGTGTTTTTGTGTCTGAAAACGACCCACCCCGGCTCTGTTAGCAAGCCGGGGTGAGGTCAGTTTCTTGGGGAAACTTTTCATGTGGTTCAAGTTTCCCCTCTGGGGTTAAGAAATAATAAGGAAATAATAAGGAAACTTTTAACATTTCGCCCCCACTACTATTGTACTGTTGGGGAAACTTGCAACTTTCCTAATGTTTCTTTAAAACTATAAATATTTTCCTAAGAACTACTTTTCAGTTTCTTCTGATTTCTCTTCAGGTTTCTTATCGGGGTCACCTCCAAAGTTCAACAATCCGGCGATTGGTCCCTCATTGGCGATCAACTCCAACTCTTGCTCCATCGTGAATTCTGTGATGTCATGTTTGCGCATCTGGTTGTGGATAGTCTTCAACGAGATAGGTGCCCCAGTGAGTTTCGCTTGAGCATAACCTAATATCTCCTGGGCTAGCAGTTCATCGTTGATGAAGTCCAGGTTAGGCTGTACCGATACCTCGTCAGGGTCAGCTCCCACCCACCTGGCTGCGATCTTCAAAGCCTCTTCAAGACCCTGACCCCCGGCGCGAGCGATAGTCACCAGATTGGCTGTTCTAGAGGCCATTCTGAT